TGCTGCCTTCAAATATTCTTTTATTGCTGCTGTGGCGGCTTTCCCTAAGGGGAATTTTTTATATTTGCCAGTTTTTTGCTCATAAAGGGAAATGTGTTGCCGCACTTTCCCTTTTTCATCTACTACATCGGAAACTTTTAGCTTCAACAGATCGGAGATCCGAAGTCCAGAATTAATTCCAAGCACAAAAAGTAGGTGGTTCCGTTCTCCAAACGGACCGTTCCGGAGGATTTTCTTCATCAGCTCGATTTTATTCTTATCGCGAATAGGCTCAACTACCATTTTTAACTAGCTCCTTTCTTTATTTGGTTCATTGGTGGTAATTCTGTATTTATCGGGATTTAATTTGCTTAATTCTTTTAGTAGCGGATATTTTTCTTCGCACATTGCTATAGCTTTCCACCTATAGGTATGTACTGGGAATGAACAGTTTCCTAAAATATTTGGCAAAGTATACGGTTCTTTTCTTTCCAAAAAATACATTTTATTTACCCCCCTTTCCTTAATTTTCTTAATTTGGTTATCTAACTATTTACTATTATATATGCCATTTTTGTTAGATTCAATACCTAATTTTTAGCCACTATTTTCCTTAAATACCGTCAACCCCAATAATATCAATGGTTTGCGGTATTTTTACTATCTAACAAAATTATGAAAATGTTAGATTCGACAAAGATTATTTTGGTGGTGTCACTATGGACAGCACGGGCAACGCGGGCAGCAAAATGACCCCAAACAAATTAAAAAAGCTCTCCCGCAAAGAGAAAGAGGAACTCCTACTCCTCCTTATGGAAAAACGCCGTCGCCAGCGGCTCCGGAAAGCGGAACTGGCCAAGAAGATTTACTCTGATTATGTTGAGTACGTCAATGAGGACCGCTGGATCCCCGCCCGGCACCTGCTTTACCTGTGCGATAAGATACAGAAATTTATCGAGGCTGACACCGGGCATCCGTATGATATTCTGATCCTCCAGATGCCGCCACAGCACGGCAAGTCTATGAGCACCACGGAAGCACTGCCAAGCTGGTACCTGGGTAAGTGGCCTTACAAAAGGGTTATTGAGATCAGTTATAATGAGGATTTTGCGCAGCTCTTTGGCCGCAGAAACAAAGCAAAAATCGAGCAGTACGGCAAGGATTTATTCAATATCCAGCTTGCTAAAAAGCCGAATAGTGACACGGAATTTGAGATCAAAGGCAATTCCGGCGGCATGATTAGCCGTGGCGTCATGTCGGGCGTCACCGGGCGGCCGGCAAACCTCATGCTAATTGACGACCCCATAAAAAACCGCCAGGAAGCGGAATCGGAAACCTATCGGAACCGGATTTGGGATGAGTGGCAAAACTCGTTTAAAACCCGTCTAGCAGCAGGGGCAAAAGTAATACTGATCATGACCCGGTGGCATGAAGATGACCTGGCAGGCCGGATAATTGCCAACGAGAAACACGTCCAAATAATAAACCTGCCATGCGAAGCGGAAGAAGATGACCCATTAGGCCGTAAATTAGGTGAGGCCCTTTTCCCGGAAATAGGTAAAGACGACGCCTGGCTCCGGGAATTCAAAGATAGCTACATAAAAGACATGAACAGCGGCGGCATCCGGGCATGGCTGGCACTCTTCCAAGGTAGGCCATCATCCATGGAGGGTACACTTTTCAAGCGGTACTGGTGGAGATACTGGAAGCCAAAAGGGATGGATTTGCCTCCAGTAACGGTCAAAAATCAAAACGGCGAACTGGTAAACATCTCGGCAATAGACCTGCCAGCCGAATTTGACATGATGCTTCAATCATGGGATATGACGTTTAAGGACAGTGACGGCACGGATTTAGTGGCCGGCGGCGTGTGGGCATCAAGGCATGCCGACATTTTTTACCTAGACCAAGTGTATGAGCGCATGGATTTTGTAGCGACAATAAAAGCCTTTTTGGCCTTAACCCAGAAATGGCCCGAAGCGCTAACAAAGCTAGTGGAAGACAAAGCTAACGGCCCGGCAGTAATCTCTATGCTCAAGCACAGAGTAGGCGGCATCATTCCTATTGAGCCGGAAGGAACTAAAATTGCCAGGGCATCAGCCGTGCAGCCGATAGTGGAATCAGGGAATGTTTATTTGCCGCACCCGATGATTCACCCCTGGGTAAATACTTTTATTGAGCAGTGCGCCAAGTTTCCAAATGATATTCACGATGACCTTGTGGACCAGTTTTCCCAAGCCCTTAAGCGGTTTATGTACGCAAGCGGCGGAGATATCAATTCTTTCCTGGCTGGATCGGGAAGCGGGAACAAGGCAGGTAGGGACTTTGATTTTGAGAGTGATTATGACGAGGACGGGGATCTATCCCAGGCGGCAGGGTTTTTCGGGATATGATAAATATCTAGGTATTATAACCATTCCCCCTTACCAAGGCCGGGACAGCCAGGGCAATACTCCTGGCACCCGGCGTTCCCTATGGGGGCGCATAAAGAATGGCAAAAGCACATTACAAAAGTAATTACAAAAGCAATGAAGGGAGTTAATGCCAATATGAGCCTAAAATCAGCCATAGAGCTGTGCCAACTAAAAGTATCCATGGCAATTTCCGCTTCCACCAAAGAAGCAATGCTTTCGGCAGCCCGGGAGGCGGAATTTGGCCTCACCGTCCTTGCCGAAGCAGCGGAAAGAATGGAAGCAAATAGCGCAATTACTAGCGATACTAATCACCGCGTCCTTCGCCCTTACCGCCCCTCAGTCTCCTCAATAGAGGATGGTCCCTGGCCTGAAGGCGACAGTGATGACAACCCGGAAGCAGAAACGCCCATAGAGAAGCGGAACCGGGAAGAAATGAAGAATCGGGGGTTTTTCGGATGAGCAAATACGACAGGATTTTAGCGGAAGCGAAGGAAGAAGCCAGGAAAGAGATTGAACAAAAAGAAAATAAGCAGGAGGTTAGGCAAGATATTAAGCAGGAAATTAAACCTGCACCTAATTCTGCACCCAAGCCTACACCCATGAAAAACCCTTTCCCAACCAACAAACTTTTCTGCAAGTATTGCGGCAAAGAACTCAGCCCCCAGGGATTATTCCAGCATGAGAAGCACTGCCCGGAGAATCCCATTAACATAGCAAAGCGGGAGATGGATGCCGAGAAGGAGATGGAGCAAAAAGAATTAGCACAGCAGGACTGGGAACGGCAAGCCGAGGCTCTGGTTAACGAGATAAAGAAAGGCTGTAGTGAAGCAGGTAAAGAAGTATTTCCTAAGTTATTAAAAAAACTACAAGAACTTAAGGAAAAGGAACTTGGCAGGGAAATTGACAAAGAAGTAGATGATAGTAATACAAATGCCCCCCGCCCCACCATTCCCTTATCCTACTGCTCCCGCGACATTAATTATGTCAAAGAGAACAAACCCTTCTACATGAAAGTTATGGGCCGAAAAATAGGGGACAAGGTTTATGTGGAAGAAGTGGAATTAATGAGATTGTGATAGGAGGATATATGGCTAAAATAATTCATTTCCCCAGTCCCAAAAATGAAGATACTCCGGAAGAATTTATGCTTGACACGATTAAAACAATCAAAGAGATGGAAGCAGAAACAATTATCATTGCCGCTAAGAATAAAGAAGGGTATTGGGTTACAGGATATCTAAATGCAGACTGGGCAACCAGGAATGAAGCCCTGGGGCATCTCCAAGCAGACATAATAGATCAAATGATTTTATCAAATTTAGATAGATATAGCGAATAAAGGCGGTGAGCCTAATGGAAGAAGTACAATATCAAGACACCATGGAAATAGAATCGACAGAATTAAATTTATCCACTCAAGAAGAGTCAGAGGCGTCCCAAGAAGTAATCCTAAAAGCCATCCGCAAATGCTCCGAATGGTACGAAAAAGACAAAAACGCCAAACAATTTTACGTGGATGAAATGAAGGAAATGTATAAATTATACTCGGGGCGCCACTGGGACCTTCTTGACCCAACCGGCAACCCCCTCCGCACCGAAGAACAGCAGCGAAACCGACCCAATTCCGTGGAGAACATGGTATTTGCCCTCATAGAAGGTACGGCCTCAGAGTTTGCGGAAGATGTGGAACTCATAGACTTTCCGGTAGAGTCTGATGATGATGACCAGGCCAAAACCATGACCGAATTAAAAGAATTCATATTTTATAAAAACATTCTGTCCATGGAGAGAATTAAATTTCTTCGGTGGTTTTTCCTGTACGGGACTGGAATTTGGCACATTTATTGGGACCCTGACTGGCGGGGTGGGAGAGGTCCCAACCGGTGGGAGGGCGACATTCGCTGGAAAGCTCTACACCCACTGATGCTGATACCCGATGCCCGGTGCAAGGAAGATATTAACGAAGGAAACCGGTGCCATAAAAGGGTCTGGCATACCCTGGAGGAATTACAGCAGAAATACCCGCATCTTGCCGACCAGCTCCAAGAAGAAACCATGGACGAAACTGACGATATGCTGCTGGATATGCAAACAGATGCGGAAGGGTTTGACGATTCGGCTTACAAGGAAGATCAGCTCCCAGTGATTGAAACATGGTATACGGGAGAGCCAATGATTCCCGATGAAAGCGGTCAAACTGGTTACGGCCTCCATGTAATTTGGTGGGCCGGAGAGAATCAGCAAATTTACCTAAAACACGCCAATTATATATATTTTGACCCGGAGGAAACTACTAAGTTTCCTTTTATTGTGCGCCAATGCTATCCCAGGGAGAATTCCATTTGGGGATACGGCGAAGCGTATTTCCTGAAGAATCCGCAGATAATCCGGAACAAAACGGCGGAAATTATCATTGAAGGACATATGCACCAGGCTGTAGGGCAGACATATTATGACCAAAGCGCACTCTCGCCGAAGCAGAAGCGAATTGTTCAGACAAAAGGCACCCTGCCGGGCATGTGGTTTGAAGTACAGAACATAAACGGGATAAAGCGGGAGTATTCCAAGAATATCCCCAGCACTCTACTGACAGAAATGGACCGGAACCTGTCCGTGATGGAATCCATTATCGGGCGGTTTGATATTAGTCAAGGGAGGACGCCGGGGAGCATTACGGCATTCAAGGCCATTGCCGAACTGTCTGCCCGTGCTCAGGTGAGACTCCGGATTAAGGAAAAAGCCATTAAAAGCTCTTATGAAGAGGGTGGCATGTATGTAAACCGGCTGATTGAGAAGTTTTATACTGAGCGGCGGAAATTCCGGATTATGGGTAAAGACAAAAACAAAAATAATAACGCTAATCCTAATAGTAATAGTAACGGTTATCAATATGGTGAATATAACCCGGAGGATATGCTAAAGGTTTACGATACCACTACTGGAACAGTTGCGCCATATGCCCATGCGGAAGAACAGATTCCGGCCATGGGAATGATAAAACAGTTAAAGCAGCAGTATGAGGCTGGAATGATCAGCGAAGAAGAATTTGCCGCCATGGCCAGTCAGCTTCAAATAGAGAATTACGAGATTTATTTTCCTGAGTTTGACTGTTATTGCAAAACCAGCAGCGTAACGCCTTCCGACAGGTTCTATTATATTGAAGTGGCAAAAGAACTATTGACTGCCGGGATATTGCCACCAAAAATTTTCCTGGAAGTGCTGGATACCGGTAAATTCCCGCCCATAGAAGAGATTATAAAAGAAATAGACCGGATGAATCAGCCAAGGATTGGCGACATGCTGGGGGTACTGCCGCCGGAATTGCAGCAGTATATGAAAACCCTTTCGCCGGAGGATTTTGTGACTGAAATGGCGGGATTATTGCAGATTGGGGCGCAGCATCTTGATATGTCCGGGATGCCGATTACTATGCCGCAGGAGCAAGGAGGGGGAGAGCAGCAGGGAATGGCATAATTTAATATTTGATTAAAGGGTTTAAAGGAACGGGAAACCGTTCCTTTTTATATGTCCAAAACGTGCTGATGACATTCAAAAAGCTGCAAGGAAATTAACAGCCCGACGGGGCTTTAAACACGGGTGAAAGGAGTAAAATGTTTGGATTAAATGGATTGTTTGGATTAAGCAGATTAAATAATTGTTTTGCAATGCCTTTATTTGAAGCTGATAAAGGTGGTACCGGCGGCGGACCTGCTGATGATGTCATCGACGATGATCCAAATTTACCGGATGATGATACAAGTGCTGACATATACGACGCCGCAGAAGATTTGGAAGAGGACGCCTCAGATGATTTCACAGATGATACAGATAAAGATTTAGATGACACCCAAGATGATGAAGCAGATGACGGAACAGGAAAAGACAAGCAACCGCTGGCTCAGACCCAGCAGACTCAAAAAACTCCCGGACCAAAAATGGTCACCATGACCCAGGAAGAACTTGACCGGATTATTTCGGACCGGTTAGAGCGGGACCGGCGAGTAAGAGAAGAACAGGAACGGCAAAGGCAGCAGCAAGCCCAACAGCAGCAGCAGTTTACCCAATGGTACAACAACGAACTTGCCGCCCAGACCAAGTTTTACGCTGATAACTTGGGATTGGATGACGAAACAGCAGCAATCTTGGCCAAAAAAGACGTGGACATCCAAGTACGGATCATGCAGGCCGAGCAGGCATCGAAGCAAAGCCAAGAATCCTGGCAGGCCCAGCAAAGGATTGTTAAATACCAGCAGGATAAGATGGAGCAGGTTTCCAAGAATCCGCTGGTTGCAAAGTATATCAAGGAAATAGATGCTTTTGCTCAAAACGGGATGGCCGGGGTTGATTTTATGGTGGCGGCAAAGTATGTGTTGGGCGAGAAAATTGCATCCGGGGAACTGCTGGATACGGTGACATCCGCAGTAGAGCAAAAAACCCTGAAAAATATAGGGAAACGGCAAAAACTTGCCGTGGAAAAAGATAGCCAGCCGGGAGCTTCAACGGCACCGAGATTGACACCGGAACAAAGAAGGATATGCAAGAATCTTGGAATTTCTGAAAAGCTCTATTTGGCTAACTTACCCAAAAAGAAATAGGGTAAAACAAAAAGTGAAACAAAAAGCAAAACAAAAAAATTAAGGTTAAATGAGGTGATAATTTATGGCTTATACAGCTAAGAGAACCACTCAAGGGTTCGAATACATTGGTAATCTGCTCCATCAAGAAGATGCGGGCATGGATTTTGAATTGACTCCGAATACCGATTTTAAAAAGGGTGACATGGTTGTTTTTACCAATGGGTTAGTTGCAAAAGCGGCGGCCAATGCGACTAATGTACTGGGTGTCATGGCGGAGAGTATTACTGCGGCAGAGAATCCGGCTGCCAAGACTACTAAGGGGAAGGTTTTAATTAACCCATTCAATATTTACCGGTGCAGTTTTGCGGACCATTTAGACAGTACGGCAACCGGCGGCACCACTACCACATTGATTGATACGGCACTTTCTACTTCCAATAATGATGTATGGAACGGTGCACTGCTTTACATTTATGAAGGCAAGGCTGCAGGCAGCATCCGCACGGTCAAAGATTATGTCGGATCCACCGATACTTTAACCGTGGAAGAACCGTTTCCGGAAGCTCCTGACACCACCAGTAAGTATATCCTGCTTGGTGCGGCGACAGCAGCCGGTGATGTAATTAATGTGGGCAGCGTTGGCGTTAACTTGAAGGATGAAAATACCATTGATGCTAATGCGACTGTTGCCAACGAAGCAGGTCCTTTGGCGGTCCTTCGGATCGACCCCGTGAACCTTTGGATGGACGTAATAATCAGAAAACACTTATTTAACTCCTAATTAGGAGTTTTTATTTTTGTGGAGGTGATTTGAGATGACAATGATTAGCGACAATTGGGCCGAGGCATTAGAACCGGGGCTTAGGGGAATCTTTACCCAGGCCATGAGTGATTATAAGAATTTTCCGGATTACCGGAAGAAAATTTTTACTGTTGAGAGTTCTCAGCGAGCATTTGAAGAGTTTTTAGGTGTTGGCGGCACCGGGACAATGGACGAATGGGATAATTCTGTTGGGGTATCTTACGAAGATACCGAAAAGGGCTTTAAACCTTTGTTCCGTCATAAGAAATTCTCTAAAGGTAAGAAAATTGAGCGTGAATTGTACGACGATAATATGTACGGCGAAATCAAGAGCAGGATTTTAAGCTTGGCGGATTCTGTGTATTTCACCTATCAGAAGCATGCGGCTAGTGTATTTAACAATGCTTTCAATGCCAGCTTTTACGGCGCGGATGAAAAGGCGCTTTGTGCTACAGATCATCCGAAACTTCCGGGTAGCTCCAATACTTTCAGCAATGCCGGGACATATGAACTTACTGCACAGAATGTGGAAAACGTACGGACCAAGATGATGGAATGGACCGATGACAAGGGTAACGAAATTCTGGCCTTGCCGGATACTCTGATTGTCCCGACAAACCTTCGGAAGACAGCGTTGATTATTGCTGAAACAAAGGAAGAACCGTTCCAAAGTGATTATGGTGTAAACGTCTGGGCCGGGGGTAGCTTGAAGGTTATTGAGTGGCCCTTCCTGACTGACCCCAAGGCGTGGTTTATGGCGGCATCCGGACGGATGAAGCGGGATCTGCTCTGGTTTGACCGCCGGAAAGCGGACTTTGCTAATGAGAAGACATTCGATACCGAGGTTGCGAAATACAAGGTTGTCGCCCGATTTAGTTATGGTTGGAAGACGCCTTATTTTGTTTACGGGAACAAACCTTCTTAATTTTTAATATGAGGTAAATTAATTAAGTCATGAGGGGACCGGAGCAATCCGGTTCCCTAATAATTAAAGGAGATGATTATAATGGCTCATAACAGGCATTTTGGTTATAAGTATTCACATTTTGGAGAAGAAGGTAAAGGACATGATTTAAAAGCTTTTGGAAATGCTCAGGGAAAGAATTTTGAGTGGGATGCTGACACCGGGAAATTTGGAATTAATGGTGTGGATATTACGCCGGTTGACCGGGTTGTTAAAGTTGTTAAGGTGCCTTTGGCGGCTGTCGATACTGGGGGCGGGGTATTTTCCTGGCAGAATAACGAAGGCGCATCTATTATTATCCAAAGGATTGTTTTAGATGTAACTACAAAGGCTACCGGGGCATGTACTATTGATGTGGGAACAACTGACACAAGCGCGACAACTTCCAGTGATAATTTGATTAATGGATTGAATGTAAATGCCGCCGCAGGTGTATTTGATAACATTACTGATAAAGGCGTTAACGGGAAGTCTAAACAAAAATTGGCTAACGGCAAGTGGGTTACTGCCTCCAAGGCTTCCGGGGCTACTGCTGGGTTAGCTGGCAATGCTTATATTGAATATATAGTTGTTTAATCTAAGCATATATGAAACAGAGAAAGGGGAGGGATTTGACCACACTTGGCGTCCCTCCCTTTTTCTTAAAAATTGGGGGTGAAAATAAATGTTACTTAATATAATGCCAGTTGAATGGAGTGACGAACATGCCCTGCATTCGGCGGCACAAGCAACAGGGAATGGAAATATTCTTGATTTAAAAGGGATGCATGGAACATTAATTCTTCAAGTAACAGGTACTTTTTCAGGAACTATTGTTCCAAAAGTAAGTAATGATGATGTAAATTATGTAGAGCGGCTGGCTATTGATGGGAAAACCGGAATTCCATCATATTCTATTACGGCACCCGGAATTTACACTATAGATGTAATTGGAATTAAGAAATTTAAGGCAGAGATTACGGCATATACTTCCGGGTCTATTACTGTAACGGCATTAGGGCTTCCTATTGCTGCCGGAATGGATAATGCAGCGGCAAAATTGATCAGTACATTAAATGAAAAAATTGATAAGATTGTGGATGGAAGCGCTCCTGCCACTACCACGCTAACTGGCAGTATCGTAACCAGTACAGAAGCAACAAATGGCCAAAATATTGCTACTAAATCTAATCTTGTCGCAGGTAAAAGCCCTACAGGGAAACAGGTTCCGGTTAAGGTTACAGAGGACGGCAAACTTGATCTTGCCGGTACTCCAATAAGTATTAACGGAAACACCATAGTAGCGGCAGGTAAAATAACCGATGCAGATCCGACAGACAGGACAATCGAAACGGACGGCTTTAATATCGTCAGTATTATCAATGATGGGCCAGCGGAACTAATTCTGGCGATTGACGAGAGCGCATTAACGAGTGCTAAAAAAATATATGTGTCAGATTCAGAGGCGTTTAGCGATTATATTAGTGGCACTGTCTTACACTATACCATCGTTAATGATTCTTGTACATTTCGCTATGTATTGCGATAGAAAGGAGGTGTAGATATGGGCTGGGGAGGTTTAGGCTGGGGGAAAATACTCTCGCACTCGATTGGCGGCGATATTGCATTAGGTAACTGGAGAGCGCATTACAATAAACTGGAAGATAGTATTGACATACTGCATCCAAGCGATGGAATACCATATGTTAAAACAGATACTACCTTTTTGGGAACTATTACCGGGGAATTAGTTGTAACCGATGGCGTCTTGTCGATTGAGAGTTTCCCAGGCTGGGACGAAGCGATATTCAAAGATGAAACCTTTGTGGTCGGAGATGAAGATACGCTCAAATTTGATGAAACAGATTCGGGCAGCGCACTGATTGATGCGTTATTCGACAGTACAAGCACCCCTATGTACTACGAAGCTGGCGGAAGTTTTATATCAAATGAGATCGACCTGGCATACGTAGGGAAATATCATTCCTCTAAACTTGAATGGGTACTAGATACCAACCCTGAAACATCGGAAACTAAGGTTTATTCCTCTGCTCAGTATAACGGGGGCGAGTGGGGGGAGTGGGTGGAAGTAGAAGCAAGTGCCAATCCAATTGGCGCATTGCCTAGCGCAGACAAGGATTTAAGCTTATATAAAATCAAGCATAAGGTAACAATGAAACCTACTACTGATCTCAGCGATACCCCGGAGATGTCCGAGCTAAAGACCACGATCAACAGCCAGAAGCATTTTAGGGTAATGTCTGATGGATCTTACAAAGAATCACCGCACATTGTTGCCAGTGTATTAGGGGCAACTACGGAAACTTTAACTTAAAAAAAGGAGATGGTTAGAAATGGCTAATGTAACACTTGGCACACTAAGGGATTACTGGAAAGCGTTAAGCGACATAATTAAGACTGGAGGAGCCGCAACAGGCACAGCAGGATTACAGGTTGCGGGTAGCGACGGGACGAATGCGCAGATACTAAAAACAACCGCCAATGGGGAACTTCTTACCACGCTAACTGGCAGTAGTGGTCAGCAAGTATCTGTCACGAATAACAAGCTTGACGTCAACGTCACGGGAGAGGAAATAATCTCCGCGCCGGTAGTGGGAGTAAAAACGGTAGTTGCGACTGCCGCGGAGTTATTTGCCGGTGCTTCCGCGAAAGTGGGAAGGAGAAAGCTTGTAATAAAAAATGAAGACCAGTGTTTGCGCTTAAGAGTTGGACCGTCCACTTTAACGCAGCAAAACGGCTATCCGATTGAACCGGGTGCTATTGCAGAGTTTAAGTTTGACCCTAACACAGCGGTCCCGATATACGCAATATCCGAAGGTGCCGCGATCTCTGTGGCAGTATGGGAGGTGTAATAAAAGTAATGACTAGTGTAATTACCGAAAATCAAGATGGAACCTCAACTATTCGAGTGGATTTTAGTGACGAAGGGGTAAATCTGCAAGGTGAAACAAGCATTAAAGGAGGAGAGGCGGAGGCCATCTCCTATCTCCCGGTTTTTGAAAAGGACTTACGCATTAATTTTGCGGATTTATTCCCGCAGCCTGAACAAACAACTGAACATGAAGGATTTGAGGGAGGAATTGAATAATGAAATACGTCGCAGGCCCATACACCCAGGGCCAACTATTGAAAGAAATTCACGAAATCGAAATAGCACTAACCAACCGTTTTCTAAGGGACGGCGCCATCACCGACCCCGCTGAACAACGCTCCTGGCGGGAGCGGGTGGAAGATGTTAGCTTCGGCAGAAACACCGTCATGTACGATGACCAGGGCAATCCCTCCGTGATGGTACATGTACCCGTGTTCCTCAACCAGGATGTCTTAGCGGGTGGCGGTGAAGATGCCCACCTGGCCTTTATTGTAAACGGCGCATATAAGTCCGGTATATATATCTCGAAGTACCAAAACATCACTACCGGATCAGGTGCCACCCTCAGGGCTTTAAGTCTAAAGCATGTAGATCCAAGAACATCGATAACCTTTGACGACGCACTGCTGGCGTGCAAACAAAAAGGCGCCGGCTGGCACCTCATGACCAACGCCGAATGGGCAGCTTTAGCTCTCCGCTGCAAATCAAGAGGGTTTATGCCCCGGGGTAATAACAACTATGGCAAAGACCACTCAGTGGCATCTGAAAAAGGGATTCCCGGATATTTTA